GCAGCAAGCAGAGGACCACAAAGTATAGAAAAAAACACAAAAAAACAATGAACCTAGACACAGGTTACATAGTTGCCAATGCTGGCAACATAATATATGGTGGCTATAAGTCCTGTGTTATCTGGCATGATGGTGGACTATGGAATGGGTCGGATAATGGATTTGAAGGCAAGCATTATGGGCTCATTGATTACAAGTGTGACAATGTTGCCGGGTCGTTATTTAGCAAGCTGTCATGTGAACCTTGTGGACTTTACTGTGCCAGAAACGAACTCGTTGATGGCTGTCAGGCATTTGGCGTCCCTATGATGGCTGGGATGATCATTGGATTCTTGCTTTCGGTATTAATTATGATGGCTTGGTCTAAGTGGGCCAGAGATCCGATCTTTGACAGCATATCTAACAAGTTTGACGGTATTAGAGAGGGTAAAAGAGAAGCAAAAGTAGCCAAGATGAGGAAGATAAGGACAAGGCTAAATGAACTTGAGGCAATCGATAGACTTGACTCTCAGATGATGGTTATTGCTATATTGTTTATGCTTTTCTCCCTGGCGAATGCCTGTGACAACACATTATATATGACGTCAACTGGTTCAATTTGTGACAATTATGGATGTAAGAGATCAAACATGTATGACTTATCGTTGATGTCTGGTTCTACTTTATGCTTTAGAGATAAAGTGGGAGAGACTATGTCTATCAGAATGTCAAGATCTTCATACATATATAGAAGTGAAAAGGTTTACTATACAAGTTCTTATGAAATGAAGATAGATCAACATTGGGAATGCAAAGGTGCAGGTATATGCTGGTCTGGTGGTTGTCACAAGCTGTCGAAACATAAGGCCCTAGATAGACCGACAAAGCCAAACTCAATAGTAGGGTATGGCTGCTCAACTGGGACTTTGGGTTGTGATACCATGTGCTGGCATCAGACTTCATGCACATATTACAGATGGGAAATCTTACCTAAAGGCCAGATGGCTTCAGTCTACAAGATCATGTCTAGGATTTGGGAAGTTGAAGTTATGATAACGTATCAGAATAAGACAAAGCGAAATGTCATGAATGTTAATAATCCTAGAGTAAATCTAGATGGCATAGGAAATGGACAGGTCCCATTGCTCTTAACTGGTTTTAGTAGTCAACATGATATGATCGAAGCTTATTATATACACGTCAATGGTAACAATTACAACATAGATGCATCTCCTATAAACATGCCGTCTAGGGACAATGTAGGTGACATCCAGTTTGACATATACAATGGTAGTGTATCTTTCAATTCAGATGATGTGCAATGTGATGCTGAGTCATGTAGGGCCATGTGCAAGGTCCATGAACCACGGTTTGACAGGGTCAGGAATAATCTAGATAGATATGTTAAACATGATGGATTCTTCATAAATAATGGAAACACTCTGAGGACAAGTGTTGAAGTTGAGGGAATGTCTAGAATAATGATCGGTGATGTGGACTTGGAATCACTTAAGGTGTCTAAGCCCAAATGTCTTCTGAATGTCATTGGGTCTTTGGCATGTGTAGGATGCACTATGAAGTCTTATATTGTCTTGCAAGCATCTGAAATCAAAGAACCTGGTCTATTGAAGTTTACATCAAACTGCACATTTTCCACTGATTCTGTTTCTTGCAATCAAGAGCCATACAGACTTGAAATAATATCACAAGATGAAAGATGTAGGTTGTACTTTCCATCGTTAAATCAGACTCTGGATGTGTCTCTTGACTTCAGATTCCTTGGCAAACTGGATCCATCATCTCCTTTGTATTCTATGGCTACCAGTGTGGACGATTATATATCATTGGCCCAGAATCCTAACATGTGGACTACTGCAGCATATACTTGGCTGACCTTCTCTCTAGTTGGTTTGATTGTCTCAATAATATCAAGAAACATGCAGTCGATAATAACATTTTGGGGAGCTAAGAAGGTGATAGACAAGGCTGAAAGTGTTTGATTCAACTTGGATTTTGGGGTAGTTTTTTAAAGCATGCTGTGTGGCTTAAAGTTGTCATGTTGAATGTTTGTTTAAAGGGTTAAAGGGTGTCCTCAGC